TCGTCTCGGCTTCGGTGAAGCCGAGACGATGAATCAGGGCGTTGGGGTCTTCCTCGAGGCGGTGCTGGTGGCGCGCGCCTTCCTCGTCCTCGGTGACGCGATACTCGGGCTCGGGGCCGTCGGGCTCTTCGCCCTCGGCGAGTACGCGATCGACGACGTAGTGCTGCGTCTTGTCGCGCAGCGCCTGCAGATACGCCAGGCCGCGCGCCTTGTTCTCGGCGGTGGCCCACTTGCTGCCGAGATAGCCGACGAGATACTCGACGTCATGTCGCGTGTTGATGATCTTCGGATAGCCGTACATGGGTTAGATCTCCTTCAGTGCTGCAACGCCCGAAACAGTAATAAGTGTCTGCCCGGCGATTGAGACTCTTTCGTCAAGCGCCGCTTTTGCATCAGCTGCGTCGGGGAATTTGTTTGTTGCACCGCCCTTTGCTTCGGCAAGCGTGGCTTTTTCAACTATTCCGGGTATTTCAGTAGTGGATAGCGGGACAATATCCTCCCACCCAGTTCCGTCCGTGTCGGGGTCGTTGCTGTTGTCATCAATCGTGCTGCGCCAGAACCCTGATCCGTTGGCCTTGAGGAGCAGGGCGCCTTTCGGATACCCGCCAATATCGGCAGCCAAGGCGGCGTCAAACGTAAACGTTCCGCCTGAGTTCTGCCAGCGAAGCAGGTTCGTGATGTAATAAAAAACGCCGTTAAAGTCGATGCCCCTTGGCGGAATACCACCGGCCGCAATCGGCGTGAACGTGATCGGCGGAAAGCCGGTTTCATATGACGCCCGTCCGGGCTCAGCTGTTCCAACCTGGGAGTCGACAGGTATCTCTCGCCGACTGCCTGCGTCAGCAAACGGCAGCGAGATTTTTACGGGAGAGTCGCTAGCTTGCATTGATGATGTTCCCCTCTGAAAGGAATACGCCCTGGTCGAACGGCTGGCCGTCGCCTTCAGCGAATCCGAATGTTGTGGCGGTGTCGAGCTGTATGATTAGCGTCAGACGGACGCCGGCAGGCCTGGCAATGGCGTTTGATCGGGTGAGAATAGATATTTCGACGGGCGTCAGATCGAACTCGAACACAAACCGCATCTGCATGCCGCCAGTGTCTTGCACATAGCAGCGCCGGTCTTCGCCAAAGACGAAGCGAAGCATCCGGTTAACTGATGGTGCCGTGGCGTCTGTGATGTTCGTCATGGCTTTGACAAGTATCAGTTTTCGATATGCGTCATCGGTTAGCGTATAGGTCTGCGTCTGAAGCGGTCCATCGAAAAACGTGCCGTAGCCGAACGGCCGCACACCGGTTTCTGCAGTAGCCTCCGAGAAGGCCTCGTCAAAACCGAGATACAGGGCGTCTTGGTCAATCTGCAACTCTCGAGGGATGTCGACGACCTTGCCCCAAAAATCCAGGCCAACGCCTCTCGCCGTATCGATGTTCCAAATCATATCAAAGAACGTGTCGAGATCGGCAGTCGGGTCAATAGCGTCGTTGAATCGCTCAATCAGCCCGACGATTGTGGGGCTGTTGGCGTACTGCGCCAGTAGCGTATCTCGCCAGTTGTTCATGCCAGCGTCACCGTGATGTTTGTCGCATCAAGCGTGGGCCGCTCTTCAATGCCGAATGCGGCTGATGTCTGATCGGCCGCGGCGCTCTTGTCTAGGGTGATGGACTGAATATTCACCCTCGGGCTCGTGCCGGACACGCCAGCATAGTACCTTCCGGCGTAAATGGTCGAACCAATGCGCGCTCTAGACCCGCCGTCCTGGCCGTTAAAGGCTGCGATAATGGCATTCTTTATGTGGGTGTCAATATCGGCCGGCAGGGTGGTCAGCCGCGGCGCTCTTGTCTAGGGTGATGGACTGAATATTCACCCTCGGGCTCGTGCCGGACACGCCAGCATAGTACCGTCCGGCGTAAATGGTCGAACCAATGCGCGCTCTAGACCCGCCGTCCTGGCCGTTAAAGGCTGCGATAATGGCATTCTTTATGCGGGTGTCAATATCGGCCGGCAGGGCGGGATCGTCGGCAATCGTCACATCAAAATAGGTAGGCGTGGCCACGGCCTCTTGCCATCTCACCGTATACTGCGGGTAAGGCTGCTCGTAACCGTCAGAGTCCTCAACAACAAATGAGCGGTCGCCATTGTAGTTGCAGCCCAAGGACTTTCGGCCCCAGATGGCGTAAGCGATATCTTCGTCAGTGCCGCCCGATACGCAGACATAGACAGAATTCGCCGCAACACTGAAGCTGGTGGCGCCCACATCGACGGCGGTACCCAACGGGTTATCGATCACATAGGCATCGACGACGCCGCTCACGGAAAGCACGTTGGCCTGAATGGCGCCCGGCGTGTTCGTGGCATTGATGGCGGCCGAGGCCCGGCGCCGAGCCTCGAAATCAGCGCGAGACTCAACGTTTTGCCCAATAGTGCCGGCTGTCAGATTATCGACTGAATCCCAGCCCTGCACGCGGATATAGATTTTCGACAGGTTGCCAATGGGGCAGGCGATGGGGCCTAGCGTCGAATTTTGAAATTCAACGTCGACGTAACCGTCAGCGCTAATCGTCGCGCTTGACGTCGAGTAGTAGATGTAGCCGTTGGTGTCTTGGGCGGCAGTGCCGGACGGCAGGACAGTGCCAACAAGGCCATAGCAGCGCCCGGTTACAACGGTCCCGGTGGCGGCGATGCGCTCAAGGAAATAGATGCGCCCAATGGCGTCTTGCCATCTCCCTGAAGCTCGGTCGGGGTCGATGTTGTTGGCGACATAGAGGATCTGGTCGTTCTTGTCGCCGATGATGGCGGTCATGGATTGAGCAAGCTGACCCTGGGGTGTCGTCAGATCAAGATCGACCCCACCGCCGAACGAGTCATCAATATCAGCCAGCTCGCCCTCGAGTATTTGGTTCTCGTCGGGAGCAGCGAGACCTTCGTCGGTAAACTCAATGCTGGGAACATTGGTGGCCATTAGAACGATGCTCCTAGCTCATTACCATCGGTATCAGTAAATTGGATTTGTCCCAAGAGCTGGCGGTCTCGAAAATCGGTGATGACGGTCTCGACATTGGCCACTCGAGGTATCCGCAACGCCTCAACCTGAGCACGTCGCTTGATGAGAGAGGAGGGCGGCAGCTTTCCCAATATGCTCTCCCAATACGGCATTCCCCGGGTGGTGTCATACCAACACTCACCCTCGAATGTTCGCACGGCGCTGGCAACATCCTGTGCCGTGGCATAGGGTGCAGAGGCAAGCGCAATGCTGCCGGACGCATCCAGCACCAAGTCCCACGCGGACTGATCGAGAAGCAGCGTTTTAGCCATTAGGAGTACCTACCATGATTCGCAAACTGATTGCCTCCACGCTCATTGCCGCCCCGATGACTGCCATGGCCCAGGGCGCTTGGATCGAGATGCGCCCCGGCGTTTTCTTCAACGCCCCGCAGGTCGGCGCAGATACCTACATGGTAGCGTCTTTGAGCTCTCAAGGCGAAGTCAGCAATTTCTTTGTGAGCTTCGACCCGTTTTACTGTTACCCCGGTGAGAGCAGCTACAACGACGATTTTGGCGCCGTGCGCATCAACGGCGAACCGGTGCTGATGATCCTGGCCTGCATGAACGGCAATGAGATTTACAAAGCCCAGACTGGCCTTGGGCAACGGTTCCTCAATGACGCGATAGAAGAGGGTGATCCCGCCTCCATCAATCTCGGCCCTGGCCGTGAATTCACGTACAGCACCGAGGATTACCGCGCCATTCGCCTCAAGTTACTGGATGCCGCCGACCCTATGTAGGCGGTCCGCTGTTATCCGGGCCGGACGCGACGCCGCTATGCTTATGCGTGTTACCCACGTCGGTGCCATTGTTGGTGAAGTTACCGGCAACGGACAGGCCATCAGTGATGTCTACCTGGCCATTGAACGTTGACGCCCCCGTGAACGTCATTGTCGGCGCCTCTATCTCAGCCGCTGGCGCCTCAATGCGCACTTTTGACGGGGAGTGGAGCGTAATGCCGTCGCCGCTGAATTGGATGTACTGCGTCGGCGCGGCGGCCAGCACGCAACCCATATACACGGCATCGGTCATGTTGAATGTACGGCTCGATCCAGGTGGTGATGACTGGCCCGACGCTTTCACGGCACTGATGTCCCGGTCGGCGAACAGGGCCATGCCGATGTCGCCCACCTCCGGATCCATGATGACGGCGTTCGCGCCGCCCTGGATGCGGAAATACGGCACGTTATTGATGATGCCGTGGTCCGTAGCATTGCCCTCACCATCCACCTGCTGCACTAAGGGGCGAATAGAGACGCGCCCTATGGGTGACACGCCCCCGTCGTTCGTTACGCTCTCAACGCGCACAGGAAGCGACGTGCGCATGCGCAGCATGCGGGTGCGGATGAGGTTGGCGAGAATGGCCTCGTCGGACGATAGAGACGCCGTCCCCTGGATCGGCTGGGCGCTAGAAGGTATTGACATAGAACCCCTCTGGAGTGAGCTGCAAGGTCGTGAACCATTTGCCTTGAGGGTCTACGGTGCTAAGTTCGTGGCGCATGGATTGCACTCGCCATTCGCCCGATGCGTTGGGCACAGAGGATTGAAGCTCTACCCGCGTGCCGCGCTTCATGTCTGGCGTGAACTCAACTTGCGCGACGATCCCCTGGCGGATGAATGTTGGGTATCCCACAAGCCCGGTCTTAGGCGATATGAGAACTACATCGTTATCGTCAATGCCGCCATTGTTGGGCCAGATTGAAATCACGCCGTTGTCGATTGAGCAAACGATATTGGATGCCTCGACCACGGTGTTGAGCTGATCCATAAGGGTGCCGCTCAGGTACTGATCGGCCAGTTTTCCCGTGACGCCGTTGTTGCGGAACACGAAGCCCATTTGCTTTGCTAGGGACGCGATAATCTCGGCAACGTCCGTCGATCCCTCGTAGCTGTTGGGTGCGGCTGGCGCCACCTGATAGTACATGCCGGTTCTTGAGATGATGTCGAACGACACATCAGGCTGACCCGAGAAGTTCGGAACCGCTGATAGCAGCGTTCCTTGGAACACCTGCTTCATGCCATTCACGTCATCGCCTGCCATGACGGTCACAAGGTCGTTCTTGATCTGCAAGGGGAGGAGTTTGTAGGTCGAGAACCGCTTGATGAAGTCAAGATTCACGCCATACACGCGCAGGTCCATGTGAGACATCGGAATGCCGGCGTGAGCAATGATCACCTCAGCCTTGTGGCCCTCGAGCGTTACGGTGCTGGACCCGTCTTCCAGCTCTCCCTCGGCCAACTGGAACTCTAGCGCGATGCGTCGGCGGGCAAGGGTCATATGTCCACCTCACCGGGCTCCAGATATACCAATCGCCAGCGGACGCCCAGGCCTGAGTAGTGCGGATCTTCCCTCCCCTCGGCGTCCACGAGCGCTAGATCGCCGACGAAGGGCAGATAGGGTTGTCTCACCGTGAGTACGCGGTTTCTGCAGAGCACGCCAGTGACAACGGCCTCCTGGTCGTTGCGCACGTCGATATAGAGCCCCGTGGTTTTCTGGTAGACGCGAAGCACGATGTCTTGCTCGGCAAGTCGTGTGCGGACGGTCTGGTTGGCTTTTGGCTCAAGAGGAACGATCAGCATTAGCTAAACCCTCCGGCTTCCAGTGGCTCAACTTGCAGAGGAGGGCGAGGATTCACGGTGCCAAGCGTCACATTGGATTCGCCGCTCGGTTGCTGCGTCGGCGGCGTAGTGGCCCGGGCCGTCTCGCGGATCTCCTCGAATCGCATTTCGATGAGCAGCAAAGAGACGCCCTGAGAAGACTGTCGCCGATAGTCATAGGATGTCATGTTGACATCCAGATAGGCAAAGTCCGGCGTGACGATGTCGAATAGGTCGGTCGACGCTTTGAGACGCTCCAGGCGCCCAATGATAGAGGGGCGCGTCATCTGGCCTTGCCCATTACAGGCGATGGTCATCTGGATGTCGTAGGGCAACGCCACTTTGTTGTAGGTGGAGAAGCCGCCAGACTCGACCGGGTGCGTGGCCAGCTTTTCTTCGCCGCGGTAAGAGAATCGCACCACAGAATCGGGCTCAATCGCGGCATTCCCGTTTTTCTCGAGTACCGCCCAGCGAGGGCCGATGATGCGATCCAATAGGCCGAATTGGTCAACCCCCTCTGCTAGGCCGATAAGTCCGGTAGTGGCGGCGATGCCAATGGCGGAGCGACGAACATCGGGAACGCCTGGCGCGATCGGGACATTTGGAAAGTCGATAAATGGCATCAGTGCATCCCCGTTGTGCCGGCGTCGATCAGCGAGTTCCGGCGAAGGTCTTCGCGCAGGTCGTTGCCGATCCCTTGGGCGTCTGTGGCCTTAGTATTGACCGTCATGGTGCCGATATTGACCTCACTCGTATTTGTCGTGCCGCCGCCGCCTTCTCGCATGCCGGGGCGAGAGGTGGCGCCCAGAGGCATAAGGCCTGCCGTCTCTCCGTACATCGTGCCTGCCATCTCGGCGCGGCGCATGGCCTGCAGATCGGCATTAGCGGGGCGCTCGTATCGCCTGGCAACGACTGAGGCGGCCTGCTCGGCGGTTTTGGCCTCCATAAGGGCGCGGCCAGCCGCCTTCTCTTGCCCGAATCGCATCTCGTGATTTACGAACGCCATTTGCTCTTCCAGCGAAGACTCGCGAATCGACTTTCCGGCCCAGCGCTGGAAGTTGCGCTGACGATCTGGGTGCCATTGCGCCAGACCGTATGCCTGACCATTGTCACCAACGGCGCGGGGGTTCAGGGCGCTTTCGGCCTTCAGGTTGGCAACGATGCCGACGGCCTGGGCTCTATTCCAGCCATTGGCCATGTACCACGAAATCATATCCTCTTCATTGCCGGATGCGCCGCCCGCTCGAGCGCTCTTATATCCGCCGGTCGCTTCCATCGCGGGGTTGCCGGTGATGGCCTGATAGAGCCGACTGACCAGCTCGCCGGCCGCATCCTTGGTTTCGTCCATCGATTCGCCGACAGCCCTGTTGGCCGGGCCTAGCGGAGAATCATTGATCAGGTCGTTGAGGTAGTTTGATGCCTCGGTTCCTCCGTATAGCAGGCCGCCGAAAAGTCCAGCCTTGCCAAGAGACCCCAGCACCTTGCCGCCGACAAGGCCGGACGCGCCGCCTAACAGCAGGATGGCAGCGGAGAAGGCAGCAATCTTCGCAACGGCGCTATCGCTTGCCTCATTGAACTCAGACAGCGCCCCAGCGACGGACTCGCCGCCATCAACCAGCCCTGTGAAAAAGTCCTCGACCTCGCTGCGATTATCCTGCAGCCAGTCGGAGAACTCGCCCAGCGTTCCGTTGAGCTCTTCCATTGCAGGGGTAGCCGAAACGTAAAGCGTTTGCCAGATGCCGTTGATCTCATTGCCCAGCTCGGCGAAGGCCTGCTGCGCTTTCTGAGATTGCTCCACGCTTTCGGGCGTGACGTTGGACGCTTGGCGGGCCTGCTGGAGCGCTGATGTCAGTTTCTCCGGCCCTTGGCGCAGCAGATACATCATCCGGTCAGTAAGGCCGGTTTGTTGCGCCACGTTGCGCTGCTCGGTGGCGCTCAGCCCCTGGAACGCTTCGGCCATGTCGGTGAGGATTTCTTGTGGAGCGCGTGCCGTGCCGCGCTCGTTGGCCACCTCGATCCCCAGGCTGCGCAAATAGGGGACAGTGCTACCATCCTGGCCCAGAGCGAACGCCTGCACGGCATCAGTGATGCCCGTCATGGACTGGCGCGCATCGTCCGCCGTGCCGCCCACAGAGCGCATGACGCGGCCCCATGCATCGAGGTCGCGGGCTGACATGCGCAGGTCTTCAGAGAGCCGGCCAAGCTGGGCCTGATCGCCGATGGTGTTGGCAATCAGGTTGCCGGCGCCGTAGCCACCAACGGACACGGCCAGCATGCCCACGAGCTCGTTCCGAATGGACCGGAACCCTTGGGTCATCTGGCGTGTGGCGCGCATGACGTTCTTGGCGTCGGATTGCGCCTGGTCGCTGAACTGGTCGAGGCTTTGCTGGGACTGCTTGCTGTTTCTCTGGAATTGCGAGTTATCCAGTCCTAGCGTGACAACGAGCGCATCGATTACGGTCCCGGCCATTTAATCACCTATGCCTAGTGTATTCGCCATGGATCGACTCTCGCAGCTCTCTTACTGTCTGTTCAGCCGTTTCAAGGTCGGCGAAATATCCACCATGGATCTTTTTTCCTTCGTGCCATAACTGCACTTGATACTTGCCATGGTTCTTGTTCCAATTAACGCCTTTCACGCCGCTTTTGTTGTTAACTCGTCGCGGCGTATTCCTCATGTTCTCAAATTTTGTGGCCAACCTAAGGTTGGATAGGGAGTTATTTTCTCTATCCCCATCTCTGTGGTCTATTTCCACTCCATCTTCGATTTCCCCAAAATACATCATCCATATCATTCTATGGACTCTGTAGGTTTTCCCGCAAAACTTGGTGGCTCTATAACCATCACAAATTGACCCGACAGGATCTCCCCGCTCAGCGCGCCCCTTTCTCTTTTTCCAGATCAAGAATCGCTCTGTCGGGTCATAGCAGAAATACTCTTTAGCCATCTCCACATCAAGCATCAGCGTTCCTTCTGCATCTCGTTGTGGTTGTGAGTGTCCACGGCGTTAACCTCGAGTATCCACCAAAGGTCTTCCAGCCCTAGCACGCTATCCAGCTCAGCGAGGGACGCCAGGCGAGACGAAACCGCCGTCGCAATGGTCGGCGGCACGTTCGCGTACTCGACCAATCCTCGGGCTGTTACGCCGACGGGAGGCCCGAAGTCGATGTGTCGTCGGCGCCGGAAAAATCCGCGTGGAGCTTGAGGATCTGCAAGCGCAGGCGGAAGCGGGTAGACACCTCCTCGATATCGGATTCCACGAGGCGACGAACCACTGATTTGTCATCAGGATTCGGCAGGGCCTGGACGCAGTCCATCATCTCATCAAGCAACGGCTCGGCAAGCTCGAACGGGATAGAGGAGATGCCCTCGAGCAACTTGTGCGTCATGCCGGCTAGGCCAGCCGCGCCGTTCTGCTGCACATTCTCCGGCACCTCAACGCCAGCGGCACCCATCGCCATGAATGCCCGCATGGCCCAGCGCTCGGCTTGAGAGGCGGGCATCTCGGTGATGCGAAAAACCTTCCCCTGGTCGCGGCCAGGGGTGTCCACGGTGTAATCAACGACCTTGCGCGGCATTTAGATTTGCTCCTGAGTCACGGATTCCCACCGAAGGCTGAAGGCGAGCGGCTGTAGCGTTTTTCGCGCAGTGGCGATCGGCGGCGTGCTGATCAGAAACCCGCGCTTCAAGGTGAATTTCCGACTGATGGCCGGCATGATGATCGTGCCATTGGCCACGTAGACCTCACGAGCTGTCTTGGATGCCAGATACCAGTTCTCGAAAATCTCGAGAGAAGGGCTGTCAGGCATGATGTTGATGGTCTGGCTCACCGGGTTGAACACGAAACCGCCAGAAAGGCGACCATCCACCCCCATGACAGTTTCGGTGATGTCCACCGCATCGGTCGAGAACGCATCGTCAGCCGCGTAACCCTGGAGCGACTGAGGCGTAGAGTAGAGGTCGGCAATGGCCAGCGAGAACTGGCTGTTAGCTGCTGTGATCGTTGCCATATCAGGGCTCCGTTACTGGACTGCGATGGATGCGAGGTTAAGACGGTGAATGCTGCCGCCGTCCGTGTAGTAGAGCGTGATGGGAGGGCTCTGACGCTCGGAGCGCGTGGCCGCCGTGGCGTCCGCAATTTGCAGGTAGTAGCCCTGCGCCTCGATGGTACGGCTAACGTCGATGCCAAGTGCGTTCTGAATCTGCGCTTTCTGGCTCTCGGAGAGCGTCACGCCGGCTCGAATGGCGCCGAAGTTCACGGCAGCATTGATCGGGTCCTGCGCGGCCGCATCGACGAGGCTGTAGCCCTGCCGGTTGTAGGGGATAGAGCCCACGTTGAGCAGCAGATTAACCATGGACAGTTGCAGGTTGGCGTTGAGCCAAATCTGGTTCAGATAGGTATCTGCCCAATCCCACACGCCGCTGATCGCACCCGGGTACATGAAGATAAATGTCTGGGTGGCGTTGGCATAGGTGCCGTAGAAGTTGTACCCGTTCTCCTCGAGCGCCGCGGCATCGGATGCGTTATCCACAGACGGTGCCAGGCCAGACTGCCGACGGAAGGCGAGGGTAGCTCGGCCATTCAGGCGGGTGAAGTCCAAGCTGGCCGCGTAGCTCAACACGAATGCCGTGTGGGTATGGTCACCATATACCGGGATGGAGCCTGTCACCGCGTTATCGATGAGGTAGGCGCCCCAGGTGTCAGTGCTGCCGATGGTCAGCGCATTGATGTCAGAGTCCATGCCGGCGTAGGCGTAGCGGTCGCCCTGATCGTTGGTCCAGTCCGAGAACGCTTTCTTGTCGGCCAGGTCTGGCTCCCAAGTGGTCGTGAACACGCCCCAGTTCTGGGTCTGGTCGGTCAGCGCATCCATGAGGGTGCCGGGCACGGAAGCATCGGCGCCTTGAGAAAGCACCGCACCGGTCTGGTTCGTCAGGTTGAGATCTTCGGCCAGGGTGCCGGTGGCATAGTCGATAGTGGACGATGCGCCCGTAGTTCCGCTGGTGATAATGAAGGCGCTGAACAGGCTGTCATAGACGACCGTTACGCCGAGGCCGGTGGCGATCTGAGATGCAGCGTCGCTGAAGCTGGTAGCGGTGGAGAAGTCGAGTCCGATGGCCGTCTGCTCAGTGCCGTCGATGCTTACGGTCAGGTCGCCGGAGAGTGCCTGAAGCTCGGTAAGCGTCATGCTCTCAAGCGAGCCAGAGCGCAGGAAGGCGGCAACATCCACATCGGCATAGCGGAAGAAGTAGAGGCGCCCAGGTTTGCGGGTCGAGCCCTGGTAGCCGTTGAAATAGATGCTGGCCATCTCGGATTCGGTAGACTGCGGGCCGAAATAATCGGATGCATCGTCGGCGAGGGCGAACTGTGTCACCTGGCCAGTCGGCAGGTATTCCGACGTGCTCAAGATGACGCCATTGAGGTCGATGGCCGAGCCGGCAGCCTCAAGCACCGCCGGGTTTACTCGGACAATCTGCGAGATTGGAATCGTGGGCATTGCTTACTCTCCCGGTGGGTATGAGCCGTCGACTTCGACGCGCTCGATGATTAGTTGATCGGCGAATTGCTGCGGCGTGGTGATAATGATGTCAGGCTGCACGTGAATATCCACCATCCATCTATCGTTCCATTGCTCCTCGGCGCTGATGAAGCTCGCCTGCCTTGGGTCGTCGGCATACAGCGGCGTGACCCCCGTTCCTGCCAGTAAATCGGCGGCGTATTCCGTGCGCATGATCGTGGCGATGGTGTTCGCCCATTCCATGGCCTGCGACCCGTAACAGTCTAGCTGAATTGTCCAGTTGATAGTACGGGAGTCGCTGCGCGTCTGGTCCGATTCGGTGTCAGTGTAATCGGTGCGAGAGGTCGATAGGTAAGGCATGACGATCGGCGTCATGTAAACGCAATCGGTCGTAACCTGCGGCACCCGGTTGCCCTGTGTTCTGATGATCTGATCGGTGCCCAGCACGTCCATCAGGAACGACCGGACGATGATGAACAAATCGGATTCTGTCAGGTTGATAGTTGCTGGCATAGGGCCACCTTGCACCATTCACCGTTCCATGATTCCAGCACCTTGGCCAGCAGCCATGTCTCGCCCTGGAACTCGAATAGATCACCGCCACGGCCATCGTCACGCACCTGGCCATAGTAGTTGCCGCTCACGTAGGCGGCAGTCCACACGCCTTGCAGATTAACGTCAGCCATCTGGCGCAGGTCGCGCTGTGTCAGCTCCTGGCGCTGGATGGTCACGTCTACCGGATCGGCGTAGGTCGGCTGTTGCGTGCCGTCCGCCCCGATGCCGTATCCCGTACTGACGCGAACCGTTCCTGGGATATGCGGATTCACGGCACCGATGGCGCCAGAGACGATGCGGTGCAGGTTAAGACCCATCTCCGCCGGCCTCCTGGATGTCGTAATCGACCGCGCCAAGCATCACGGACGAGTCGATCAATGGCTTGTCGAACCCCTTTTTCTTTACGGTGTAGGGCGCCAGCGGGGGAGAGATAAGCGACCGAATGGAGTCCTGAATATCCGACTTCATTACCTCGCCCGTCATGCGCAGCGCCTGCCCGGGGTCAATGCCTTGCTTCATCAGGTTGCCGATGCCGCGTGCCCAGCGATCACGATTGGCGGCGATGGCCTGGCGGAAGAAAGAGCGGGGCGGCTGGTTATTTTCCGGCCGCCCGAATTCGCTTGCCGCGGCAATGGTGGCCACCGACTCCCCATCGGGATAGGTGGCGTTTTCGAGGAATCCGGCGCGGAGCGTTTCTTTCCCCAACTGGTCGCCGTACTTCGCCAGCACTTCGGCGAGCTTATCGCCACCCGTCACCGATGAGGCCATGCATTCCTCCGTGTCAGCTCTTTGGACTGCCCAGGGAAGTAGCGCATGCGGCGATAGGCGCTGGTGGCCTGCCAATACTGGGCGCCGTAGGGCGTTTGCATGTACCACGCATTGGCGTCGGTCATGGGCGCACCCTCGACGCCGACGGACACTGAGCCCTCGGAGGCGCTGGAGATGCGACCCACAAGGCCAGATGCACCCTCGCCATTGGCGCCGGAGTTGATGGCGGCAATGTGCGCGGTCAGCATCCACAGCAGTCGCCGCCGAATCTGCACGTCGACGACCAGACTGCGGTCGGTGTTATCCAGGTAGATCGTCGCCTCCACGAAGTAGTCCTCGAGGAGCGCATCCGCGAGAGAGTCGAACTCGGGGTAGCGCTGCTTAAAGGTGGCGGGATCGAAGACGACGACGGCCATGGATTACTCCCCAGAGTCCTTCTTGGCGCCCTTGACCGGCTTCTCGGGGTCGAGGCGTTCAAGGCCAGTCTTCTCGCTCTGCTTCTCTTTGGTGGCGCCATCCATCTTGGCGGCGTGATCAACGGCGAAGACGAGGCCTCGCTTGACCATTTTCAGGTCTTTGTGCCGTTCAAGCCAGGCGTCGAAAAACTCTTTGTCCACGTCGGTAATTCCGAAACCGTTGACAAGTGCAGAGGAATTGGCACCGTTTATCGTGACCTTCTGATTGCCCATCGCGCAGATGATGCCGTTAGGGATCTTGCAGCCGACTTTAACTGTTGCCATGTGATGCTCCTTGGGGAAAGAGTAGGCCGGCAGCCATGCTGCCGGCGTAGGGTCAGGTTAGCTCACGCCGAGCATGGACGCGATGGCGACAGGCCGGCGAATGATCGTGCCCCAGCCGCCAGCCGACTTCTTCTGGCTGAAGTTGGAATGCCCGACCTTGACCGGGTGGGCGCGCATCTTCTCGGTGAAGCCACAATAAGCGGTCTGCTGGCCGTCGATCTCTTCCACGAAGAGCTGCACCAGGCCACCGGATCCGGTCTCGTACTCGACCGCGGTCTCGACGCGCAGGTTCGGGAAGTTCTTCTTGAGCTGGTCCGAGACGTTCACGTTGTACATGTTCGTCTTGGTCAGGCTGGTCTCGTCGGTCGGCGACAGGGCGAGCACCATACGGGCGTCACGCTCGACGTGGCCTTGGAGTTGCGCCTGGAGTTGAGTGTACAGCGCCTGGATGTCGTCGTAGACCGCTTGGCCGTCCTTGTCAGCCCACAGCAGACTGGAACCGGTGCCAGTGGCTGCCGGGGTAATGCTGGCCGGCAGGTCCGGGTCATTCAGGGCACCGTAGTTCTCCAGGCCGTCGATCCCGAACGCATACATTTTGTTCATGAACTTGTTCAGGATCAGGGCGGAGGAGATGTTCAGCCGCGCGGCGTAGTCGATGCGACCCAGGCCCATCATGTCCAGTTCACGCTCGCCCCACTGGGTCATGGTCTGAGCGTGGTAGGACTGGCGCGGAATCCAGTTGACGTTCGCGGTAGCGTTGCCGCCCTCGGAGAAGTCGCCGTAGGTGTTCACCTCACCGGCAGACTCGACGACCGGGAATTGAGCGGACATGGTAGTCCAATCGCCTTTCTTGGCCTCGCCGAAGATGGTGGCGAACTTCATCGGAGTCACGAGGACTTCGATCAGCTCGGGGTCCAGGTAGTTGGCGAGATAGGCCGGGATGCCGCCATTGGGCGCAGTGATCAGCGACGGCTGAGCATCGAAGCCCATGGACCGGTCAACATAACCCTGGACGTTATAGCCATGGAAATGGACGCCATAGTCCATCGCCAGTTTTTGGATGTCTTGCTGGATGGTCATAGCGTTATACCCATGAAGTGATTTTGATGAGCTCGTCAGCTTCGGCTGCCGATGCGGCGGTCCACTTAGTGGCTACGTAGCTGCTGGCCGTCACGGCCTGGGCCGAGATGGTGCCGGGAGACGTAGAAAGGCCGTAGGTGCCGTCACCGTTGTCGGCAGTGATATACGTGCCTTCGTCGACGCCGGCACTGGTGATCACGTCACCCACCGCCAATGCGCCTGAAGTGGTGGCGGTCACGGTCATGGCGTTGGTGGCGAATGACGCCGTGCCCTCGAAGGTCTGTGGGGCAGAGTCAGCGGCCGCACCGTTGCCGGTGTGGATGTCGGCAAATACGGTCTGTCCGACAGTGGCGGTGGCTTCAGTCCGGTCCCAGAAGTCGCCCTGGTTGTGAACGGTCACGCCATAGCCTTCGGGAATGACCATGGTGGACTCGGACAGCAGGACGTAGTTAAGGGCCTGGTGGTCGCGGTGGATGAAGCCGGCCGGTGCGACCGGCGTTTCGGACGAGCTAGACACGCTGGTGCCGGTTACCCATGCGAAATTACCGATGGTGACGCCGTCAGCATCGGCCACCATGCGCTCGTCGCTAGGCAGGACGTTAGCGCGCGGGTTGGCCGAGGCGAAATCGCCCTCGACTGCCGGCGCCGGATATTGGTTGATCGAAGTCTGGAAGCCCATGGGTTACACCTTCATCGGTTTGTTGGCAGTGGGGAAGCGAGAGGAAAAGTCGCTCGCGTGCGCGGAGTCCATGCCCAGCGGCTTCGGCTCGGACGGCTTGGCGTTCTTGGCCATGCTGACCAGGGCAGGGTAGGCTGACGGATGGACGCCCTTGTAGTCGACGCCAGCTTTGTCGAGAGCGTACTGGTAGACGTCCTCGGCACTATCCATTGCGGCGACTTCGCCGACCAGCGGACGGACATCGGCCTCAGCCTTGCGCACGGCAGAGAAGGCGGCCATAGCTTCCTGGCGAGCCTGAGAGCGAATGCTCTCGACAGTGGCGGCGTCCATCGCGGTCTTCTTGTGCGAGGTGTCTTTCGCCTTTTTCTTGTCCTTGGTCACCTTGTTGCCATCCTCGTCGTATTCATCTTCGTCGTCGTCTTCTTCCTCGACTTCGATTTCCACTTTGGTGCCGCTGTCGTCTTTCTCGCCCTCATCCTGCGCCAGGGCGAAGTTGATGGAGCGCTCAAGGGCGGCGGCGTCGATCTTGGCGTCAGGGAATGCCTTAGCAGCATCCTGGGCCAGACCTTCGACGGTGGTATTCTCATCGATCCCGCTAACCAGATTGGTCAGCTCGTCGGTGGCGCTATCTTGAGCCAGCTGTGGCAGCAGGTAAGCGCCGACTGCCGCGCGAATCGCAGCTTTGTCGCTCAGTTTCATGGTGTGTAACCCTTTAGGTAGTGAATCGCTGACCAGAACGTCAGCACCTGCACGCCCGACTGGCACGAGCGCTACGTGATTCCCGACAATATTGGTCATGCGGCCGTCGTAGGGCTGGCCCCAATATTTGCCGGGGGTCATGTCCACAGCGTAGCGATACGCCGCCGACAATTCGCGTTGCTCGCCAGTGTTGATCCCTGCGATAGACGAGGAGTCCCACACGACGAGCGAGTTTTTGAGGTAGGGGGTCTGGAATTCAGCTTGGGAGCCGGTGGCGCCAACAACGCTTTCCTTCTGCGGCGAGTCGGCGTTGACTTCGATATGCTTGCAGAGGAGAGGGATGTTGTTGAAGGTCGACGCGGCCTTGGCCAATTCTTCAGGATCGCGCAGCAGCATGTACTTCTTCTGCGGATCTAGGCCCAGCGCCTCGGCGCCCGGAATCTCATAGCCGTAGTAGGGGCAGATGTTGGCTTTGCTGATGTTCGTCTTGGCGACGTGCATGCGGCCGTCGGCATCGATGCGGCGGACGGTGCCACGATCAAATGCGAATTTTCCGAGACTGACATGCTCGAGGCCAACGCCGGCATCGGCAAGGTCGGACGCCATGCCGGTGTATTGCACATCGGCATCGTCTTCTTCGTCCCGCGCCACACGATAAGCAATCGCCTTCGCCTGATCGTCGGGGTATCCCTCTCGGATCAGTCGGGCGATGTTCTGGGAGATGGCTTCCTGCGTATTG